CGCTGAGAGTCGATTGTATTCAATCGAACCAGATGATAATCAATATCACAAACAATTCTTTGACGAAATGCCCGACTTTTTATCATCGTATTTCGTTAACCAATATCAAAAGTTACATAGTAAAAAAGGGCGCCGTTCCGCCAATACATTTTTACGAAAAACATTAAGCGATAGCGTGTTACCACGATTAAAAAAAGTCACAGATCAATATAAACCATCTTTAGCAACTGGGGGATTTTTACCATTTCCTTTTCACCGTGTCTTAGAAAAACTTCCTACCTTTGATCGTCAGAAAATTAGAACGTTATCGCATAGTGTTGCCGCTTATATTCATGAATCATTTAATCATTACACTGTTTTGGCTAAAAATGTGTCGGGTGATAATGACCGGATATTAAAATCAATCTACGAACAAACAGCACGATTACTATTCCCGTTCAACATAACGCCCCCTTATTGGCGAATTTTTACCAGTAAACATCAGGAACTGACCGAATCTCATATTTTATCGGCTTGTGCTCGCATGACATCCCCTGAATGGTGGCGCGGCCAATTAAAACGTCGAAGAGATCAACAACGTGAACACCTAGCCATTGCTGTTGGTCAAGTTCAGCTTCGTGCTTCTCCTTACGTTAGCCGATCAACATTAGGAGAATGGAAAGAACAAAAAAAACGTAATCTTGAATTTTTTAAATCTCATGACTTAGAAAATGAATCAGGTGAACGCGCATCACTCTATGACATGGTTTTTAAGTCAACAGCTAATCCCGCGAAACGCCGGGCAGAGCTTATGACTCGAATGAGTGGTTTTGAGGATTTAGCGGATAAGCTAGGCTATGCCGGTGAATTTTATACTATAACTGCGCCATCAAAATACCATGCTGTTTATAGTAAAGGCGGCTTTATCAAAAAATGGAATGGCTCAAATCCCCGCGAAACACAACAATATTTATGTAAAGTATGGGCTAGGATTCGTGCAGCGTTAAAACGTGCCGAAATAGGTATGTTTGGTTTTCGGGTAGTCGAACCGCATCACGATGGAACACCACATTGGCATTTATTAATGTTCATGAAACCAGAGCATGTTGATTATGTACGTGATGTTATTTGTGAATATGCCCGAATGGAAGACAGTGAAGAATTACAAACACAGGAAGAGTTACAAGCTCGTTTTCATGTTGTACCAATTGATAAGGAGAAAGGCAGAGCTACAGGCTATATCGCGAAATATATCAGTAAAAATATCGATGGTTTCGCCCTTGACAATGAAAAAGATGATGAAACCGGTCAAGATTTAAAAACCATGTCAGCCTCGATCACTGCCTGGGCATCACGCTGGCGAATTCGTCAATTTCAACAGATAGGTGGTGCACCTGTAACTGTTTGGCGTGAATTGCGTCGATTAGAATCAGGTATCAGTCTCGATAGTGAGCATGTTGATGCAGTATTAACCGCCGCTGATTCTGGTAATTGGGCGGGTTACATCGAAGCTCAGGGCGGTGCGTTCGTGAAACGTGCTGATCTTGTTGTTCGCCTTAATTATGAAATTGAAAAAGAATCAAATCTCTATGCCGAAGACGTTCGTCGTGTCAAAGGTATTTTTTCCCCCTATTTATCTAAAAACGGCATCAGAGAAACACGTTTAATCAAGTGGGTTATTGTCCCTAAATCAGCCGCGCAAGTGGATGATGGCCCTTTAAATCGCCCCATCGGGGCGGCTTGGAGTTCTGTCAATAACTGTACGCAGTCAGAAAATGAACAGAATAGAGTTTTAAGAGAAAGGCGACGACGAGGGCTCGAATTTTTCATAAAAGAGAGAAAAGAAACGCTCTCTGAATATCAAATTGAAGAAGTATTGAACAACTCAACAGCCGATTTCACGATATTGGGGAAAAGCAGAGGATTGCGGCCATCCAGATGATTATGAATGGGGTATTTGACGAAATGAAAAAAAGGCCCTATATTAAAAAGGTACTGATAAATCTCAGTATCGGGATTAGCCTCCTGCTTATTTCACTGCATAAACCGCAGTTGCGGTATTTTTATGCATAAAATCTAGTCTATGGTGGGCTGGATAGGGGCACCGTAAGGTGCGCCGTTTAGTGGAGCGGTAAGGCTAACCCTGTTCAGTTCACCACCCTACAATTAGCCTTGTCGGTGGTGATAATTTTAAAAATTATCCACGGAGTCAAGACTATGACTAATCACTTATCTGTTTCCAATCTTCCTGTTATTACTCACAACAATGTTCCTGTTATCACAACTGAATTATTATCTCAGCTTTATAGCTCTTCCATAGATAACATAAAAAAGAATTATTCCCGTAATCAGTTGCGATTCATAGAGGGTAAACATTATTTTAAATTAGCTGGTAATGAGCTGGATAATTTGCGAGTGACTTTAAGTCACTTACAAATTTCATCGAAAACCCGATCGTTAATTCTCTGGACAGAACGTGGCGCAGCCAGACATGCAAAAATGCTGGAAACGGATCAGGCGTGGGAAGTATTCGAAAAACTGGAAGATTATTATTTTAATAAACCTGCGTTACCTGTTATTCAACATGAGAACGCCGTACCCGTTAAACCGACCGAGATTGAATTTATCAATACGATCCGGGATAAGCAGGTTTTGACCTTTAACGCGGATGAAATCACCCAGCTTAATGCCTTATTTCAGAATACGATTTATTTAAATGATGAAGTTTGGCCACATTTTAAAGCGTTATTCACCAATCTAAATCCTGACATGGATCGCAGCCTTTCAACGATAAAATTAACGACAGCATTACTGAAAAAACGTGTTGAAGAATGTAGTAAAAAAGCACAAATTATTTTAACGTATTGAGATTAAATTTTATTATTAAAAGACTTGTTAACCGGTCTTTTTTTACCTACAATAAGACTTGTTAATAGGTCTTATTGTAGCGTAGAGGTAAAAGATGCCAAATATTATTTTAAGTAATACAACCGCCAGTGTTAGCGAGCTGAAAAAAAATCCAATGGCAACGGTTAACGCCGGTGACGGTTTTCCGGTTGCTATTTTGAATAGAAATCAACCTGCATTTTATTGCATTCCAGCAGAACTTTATGAACGTATGCTTGATGTAATCGACGATCAGGAATTAGTTAAATTAGTTAAAGAACGTCAGCATGAAGAGCTTGTCGATATTAACTTGGATTTGTACTTATGAAATATAAAGTCAAATTCAGGAAATCGGCCAGTAAAGAGTGGAATAAGTTAAATAGTTCTATTCAACAACAATTTGCTAAAAAGCTAAACAAATGTTGTGAGAACCCTCACATTCCATCACTTAAATTAAGTGGTATGCCATCTTGTTATAAAATTAAATTACGTGCATCCGGCTTTAGATTAGTTTATGAAGTCATTGATGATTTATTAATTATCTCTGTTGTTGCTGTGGGTAAACGTGAACGCAATGAAGTTTATCACCTTGCCAGTGAACGAATTAAAGAATAAAGGTGGTTTAACCGCCTTTTCATTGATTATATGACTGTTCGGCAATAATCATTTCCTGTTCAGCTTCTTCAAATGCCCTGATGGATCCAGAGGTATTTAACATTCTTTCTCTTAACTCATTCATTTTAATTGTTTTAACTTTAGCCATGAGATCCCCTTCAAAGATCTGTTTTGATTTCTAACATTCTTTTTTAGTAATGGTAATGGCTTTTGTCTATATTTATCAAAGATTAATTTAATATATTTATTATTTCAAAGTAATATTATTCTTAGCCATTATGTTAAAATTGTTAATTATCATATTGTTATGTTATTTATAAAATAATATCGCATAACAACCAAATGTTGTTGATATTCCCTTTTTATCTATTTATACTGTTTATTCATACAGTCATTTATTGGGATTTAATACAGTGAATAATAAAGAATTCTATGATGTTGTTGTGATTGAAAGAGTGGAATTATTAACCCGTTTATTGGTTGACTCGGGAGAAGAACGTGATAGGGAGATTGCGATTGCGTGGATTCATGAGATGTGTTTTGTTTTAAAGGAAAATACTGTTAATTCAGTATATTAAGGGTAATAGTCCCGTTTTGAGTGAGTGTAAGTTTATCTGCTTTGTCGTCAAGTGCATCATTTGCATGTCTATGCTGCATGAAAGTGCATGAATAATATTTGACGATCGTTAATAGATCCCGCCGCTGCTGGCGGGATTTCTTTACAGTCATTCAGGTGCATAAAAAGTGCTAGATCAAGCGGGCAGGCGGGGCGGGGATACGATTGCGCGTGCAGGGGGAAAACCATCAAAAATGACGGTGAATTTTAACGATTATGAGCGGTTAAAAAGAAAAGTAGTGAAAGGGTATGGATAAAAATAGAATGGCTTAGAATTGAATACAGACACAAATACAGAGCAATAAAAAGCCCCTGATTTGTAGGGGCTGGTTGTTAATCTTATTTACTACCAATCAACGCATAATCATTAAAGGCGATCACTTCTTCACCAAACCAGTGGTTAAACTCTTTGAATCGTCCCTGAAGTGGTAGTAATTCATTAGTTGCAAATACAATTGCGGCTTTTTCAATGTCACCAAGCCCACCGCTATTTTCCGGCAAAACACCCATCAATTGAGGCATCACGCGGTGTGCTTCTCTTGAGTCACCGCTAGTGATCTTCTTAATATTAAAAAACTCATCTTTGGCCGTAACTTCTGACAATGGAATAATCTGTATCCCGTCTTTTTTACCAGCTGGCGCATACATAAACAAGTTTCTAAAATTACCGCGTCCCCGTGTATTTTTCACTGCGCTACGGATCTGATCGATATCTTGTTGGTTATGGGCTGGATCGGTAATGTACATGATATAGCCAGCATGTTGGCCATTCTCAAAATATTTGCGTCTAAACAGTGTCGCGCTTTCATTTAACCATGCGGAATTTAACGATGAAAGATATTCAGGAACGCCGTAAATTTCCTGATTAATGTCAGGTTCTAGCAAGTGGAAAACTGAACCAGATTTAAATTGATATTCTTCATTCCATTTTTGGATAGAAAAAAAGGTATTAAAATCTATTCCTCTTCTGACGTATTTTGCTAGCGGCGTATCAATTTGCATTGTGCCGCCCAATACGTTTTTACGTACATTTAAATAAGCATTACCAAATACCAAATAATCTAGCGCAAACTTACTGAATGATTGAGTAGATAACAGCTTATGAGGTTTAAATGTGCTAACTAAAATATTGCGTTTTACGTAAATTGGCGAACTATGCGCAACAGATGAGCGCAGCGATTTTGCCAGCCCGTCAAGACTAACAGGCGGTTCATACCAACGGCCATTTTCCACGCATTCCAAATAACTCATAAAATCATGATGATCCATGACTGGTACCGGATCACCAAAACTTAATTGAATTGGTTCATGACTAACAGTCGTTGTTTCTTTTCTTTGCTTGTGCTTTCTGCTCATATATCCTCAATAAATTTCAATAACGTTTTGTTGGCCGGTTGGCTTGCCGTCCAGCGGTTCATTAGCTAATGCGTGCATAATCGCCCACGCTAAATCAGCGTGGCTGGCTTCTTCACTGCGTGATGCCTGATAAGTAACGCGCCCGCCGCTGGCGGTCGTAGTTTTTCGAATGGCTAAAAATGACTGTGTGATATCGCTATACATAGCATCATATTCAAGACGGCCATGTGTGATGACGTCTAATGCTTTTAAAACAAGACGGTTTTTAACGTCAGGGTTATAAATAAACTCTTTTGCTGCCGGAAAGAATTGTTTAACAAGTTGGTACACGCCGGCACCGGTGCCGGTTGAGTCAATGCCAATGTATGTGACGTTATAGCGATCACAAATCTGCTTGATACTTTCGGCCTGTGCGGCAAAATCTTGCCCTCGCCATTGGTGGCGCTCTAATACGCGGAATTTGCCGCCAGCCACAAGTGGTGGAGCAAGAACGACGCAACCGGCACTATCACCGCCGGCATTGTTCGGATCATAGCCGATCCACACTTCACGATAGCTGAATGGACGCGGCATAAAGCGGTTGAAATCTTCCCAAACTTCCATTGAATCGACTAAACAACGCTGTAATTCATTAAATGAGAAGATAGACGCATCATCATCGATGAATTGACAGCGTAATAAGTTTTCTATCTCTGATGGGCTGTATTCAAGTAATAACTGATCAAGATCGACCAGATTAAAACCGCCTCGAATAGCATCATCAATGGTAACAATCTGCCGCCATTGGCCATCATTACAATAACGGCCGTTGATCAATGCGTCATGACTAATATCAATCTGGATATGTTCCGATTTTTTCCGGCCGCGATTAAATAATTTTCCGTTCCAAAACGGGTAAGCATCATGCGAAAGGCTGGACGGCGTAGAAAAATAAGTCTGTCGCCATTTTTTGTGTAGCGCCATGCCTGATGCGACTTTACGTAATGTCTGGAATTTAGGGATCCAAAAATATTCATCAAGATACAAATTGCCGTGATAGCTTTGAGCTGTGCGGGCGTTGGTACCTAAAAAATACAGCATAGCGCCATTTGGCAATACGATTGGATCGCCTTTTAAGTCAACATTAACCTCTTTGGCGAATTCAATAATATATTGTTTAAATACATGCGCCTGTGCTTTTGATGCAGATAAAAAGATCTGATTTCGCCCGTTTGTCAGGGCGTCAATAAACGCCTCACGGGCAAAAAAGAATGTTGCACCAATCTGCCGGCTTTTTAATATGTTTCTAATTCTGTACTGATAGCCAGCTCTCCACCATGTGCGCTGATATTCGAACATTGACGTGGTGAAAATAGATTCAAGTTCTTCAATCTGTTTTTCGCTGAAAAAGTTCTTTTCTGGCGCCTTACGTAGTCCTGAGTTACGACTAGCAATTTTTGGATTCAAATCGGCTTCATTGCCGCCATTTTTAAATTTATCAACACGGGCTTGGCGTTCCATTTGGCGGCCGAGCAGGTCGATTTCTTTAAAATCTTTGCCCTCTTTATGCTCTTTCAGTACCAACTGGCAAAACCGTTGTGCAGTCGTTAACTGAATCTGATCTAACGGACCTATTTCCCCCCATTTGTCGCGCTTCTTCCAGCTGTGAATTGTCGCGGGTTTCACATCAAGCATTTCAGCAATGCGGGCAACGCGCATACCTGAAAAATACATGAGCATGGCATTTCGGCGCGGATCTAAATCCGCGTTCAGCATTGGCATTGGATTTGCCGTTTTTCGTGGCTGTTCTGGTGTTGGTCTTTTCATGCTGCAAGCGTAAGCATTGCATTAACCGCCTGCGACAAATCCCCATTGTGTCAGGGTTTGCACAAATGAAAGAGTTTGGTAATTGAGATGATTTAAGACAAAGATAAAAAGGATTTTATTAATTAATACATCTTAATTTACAAGAGGGCGGACAATGCCAAAAGTATCAAAATTCTTTCGTGTTGCAGTCGAAGGCCAAACATTATTACCAAGTGTTTATTTAACACGAGATGATATCGAAAATATGGCAACTGATTATGATTTAAGTGTTTATACAGCACGTAATAATCTGGAGCATTGGGTAAGTTTATCACCATCAAGCGATTTTAAAATGTACGGCAAAGTGTTAGCAGTGAAAACAGAAGAAATTAAAACAGGTGCGCTGGCAGGTAAATTGGCTTTACTTGCACAAGTTGAAGTGACTGACGAATTACAGCAGATCCAAAGTAAAAAACAAAAGTTAACCACCAGTATTGAATATATTCGTAAGTTTCCAGCAACTGGCCGTACTTATTTAACCGGTTTGGCATTTACCGATTCACCGGCCAGCATGGGAACAGAAGAGGTTAAATTATCTTTAGTTGAGCGCCCGATCACGATGTCTTATGGGTTAGAAACAGAACTATCTATTGATGAACCAAACCTATTAACCACTTTAAAAGCCAAAATCACCGGTTTAACTAACCGAACAGATACAAACAGCGATCACTTAACCGAAGCAGTAAACCTGATTGAACAACTTACAGATCATAGTGCAGCTCTTAGCAGCGAGTTGACCACATTATCAAGCAAATATGATGTGCTTTCAAAACAAGTGGCTGAAACAGCGCCGTTAAAGCAGGAAGTTGAAAACCTTACAACAGAATTAACCGATTTAAAAACAAAATTAAGCATGACTGACGACACGCAAAAACGCCCACCAGTAACTGGTGGTAATTCGGCACAGTTAACAGATTGTTGATTTTTTAAACAGTAAGCTAACTAATTAAGATATAAAGATTTATAGGTCTCATTAAATATGAAAAAAAATACACGAGTGGCATTTAAACAGTATTTGTCACGTACCGCAGAACTTAACGATCTTGAGGTCATTGATTTATCAACTAACTTCGAAGTTGAGCCATCAATTGAACAGAAGCTGGAAGAGGTTATTCAGCATTCCAGTGCGTTTCTACAACTAATCAATGTTGAACCTGTTGATGATCAAGAAGGTGAGGTATTAGGGTTAGATATCGGTGAACCTATCGCCGGAACCACAGATACTGATGAGCATGATCGTCAGCCAACGGATATCAATGGCTTGAAAGGTAAGCGTAAATATCGTTGTGAGCAAACTAACTTTGATTCGTCAATTAAATACAAGCACCTTGATCGCTGGGCTAAATTGAAAGATTTCCAGTTAAAAATCAGAAACGCTATCACTAAACGTCAGGCTTTAGATCGCATAATCATTGGTTTTAACGGTGTTGAGCGTGCTGAAAATTCAAACCGTAAAGTGAATAAATTATTGCAAGATGTCAACAAGGGCTGGTTACAAAAAATGCGTGAAGATAAACCAGAAGCAGTAATGTCGACAATCACATTGAATAATGGCAGCACTATTAATGCTGTTTATGTTGGTCACGGTCAGCCTTACAAAAACCTTGACGCCTTAGTTCAGGATGGTGTGGATAATTTAATCGGTGAAGTTTTCCGAGATGATACCGATCTGGTAGCCATTTGCGGCCGTAAATTACTGTCTGATAAATACTTTGAAGCGGTTAATAAAGAGCAGGAAAACAGTGAATTGTTGGCTGCTGGCATTATTATGAGTAAAAAGCAGATTGGTGGTTTACCTGCTGTTCGTGTGCCGTATTTCCCTGAAAATGCGGTATTGATTACGCCATTATCTAATTTATCGATTTACTACCAAACTGAAACGCGCCGCCGCCGAATTATTGATAACCCAAAACGCGATCGTGTTGAAAACTACGAATCTGTCAATGAATGTTATGTCATCGAAGAGTATGACGCGGCAGCATTGATTGAAAATATCGTACTGGAAGATAAAGAAGTTTTGGCGTTAGAGGCTAGCCTTATTACTGAACCTAAAAAGGACGATGATCAATGATCAGCCCGGCGCGTAGACATGTTGTTTTCACAGAAGCCAAAACCAGAACCGCCCAAACGGGCGGATTTAAGGGTAATGCTTATGAGCAAATGCTAGTAAAGTTGGCAGCAGATCAACGCAGATTAAAGAAAGTACAATCGATGCAGATTAAGGCTGAAACAAAACGTCAGTTATTACCTGAATATTTATCATGGGTCAGTGGCGTGTTGGCGGCAGATTCAGGTGTTCAGGATGATGTATTTATCACTATCATGCTGTGGGCCTTTGATGCAGCCGATACCGAGCTGGCGTTAAAACTGGCACGTTATGCCTTGAAACATAATTTAGCCATGCCAGTCGGCCATCACCGCAAGTTAGCCTGCGTTGTTGGTGAAGAGTCGGCCGATCTGCAATTTCGGCAGTTTAGCGCAGATCAACCCATTAATCTGCCTTTCTTACTTGATATGTTAGAGCTAACTAAAAGCGAAGATATGCCAGATCAGGTTCGTGCCAATTTACATAAAATCATCGGTTTTGGCTTTCGTGAACGTGATGAACTAACTCCGGCGCTTGAGCATTTAAAACAGGCGCAAGCACTGAATGATCAAGCTGGTTGTAAGAAAGAAATTGAGCGTTTAACAAAAGAATTGAACAAGTTAAACGCATAACCGAACGTGTCCACGCACGAGGCGGCGCGGCTGAAATTAACATGTTTAATCACTTAGCCGCCCACCGCCTATTTTAAAAGGCTTAATTATGGATTTTGTAGCGGGTTCACCCAGTCGTGAGCCGGATAAACCTATTAAAAATAATGAATTCTGGCCGTATGTTGATGTTGAAGATTTACGCATGGCTATGCAGATCAGTGAATCAATTACGCCGCCGCGGTTAAGGCTCGTCACCTTAGATCAGATAGCTGAAGTTAATGCCGATTTATATGATTTTCGTCTTAGTCAGTTAGCGAAAGGCTATCAGCATCTTAATGAAGTGCCAGCCTCTAAATTAGATGAAACCAGCATTTTATTATTGTTCTATAAAAAAGCGGTTTATAGTTTGGTTAAATCACACATTTTAGAGAAATATCGCAGTCTCGATTTAACGAATTCCGGCAATAAAAAAGCACAGGACATGGAAGAGACAATCGATGAATTGGTGCGTGATGCCCGTCATGCTATTTCTGACATTCAGGGTCGTCCACATTTAACTGTTGATCTGTTATGACAATGAAAGTTATCGCGCAGC